ATCGATAACGCGGCGGTGAACGACCTGCTCGACGGGATGGCGGCAGAACTGCCGCAGGCCGAGGTCGAGATTGTCGAGGACGAGGTGCCCGAGGTGCCCGACGATCCCATAACCCAACCCGGCGACCTCTGGCTCTTGGGCGCGTTCTACGAGTGCGAGGATTGCGGCAAAAAGTTCGACTACGACAAGGGCCGCAAGATGGAGGAGTGCCCTTGTGAGTAACCTGCGGCTGAAGTCACGCCACCGATTACTCTGCGGCGACTCGACCAAGGCCGAGGACGTCGAGCGACTCATGGACGGCGAGACGGCAGACCTTCTTTTGACCGACCCTCCCTATGGCGTAGATTACGAAGGCATATTAAACGACGATGCAGCAGGTTTGGTTCCATTATTGTCGGCGGCTTTTGCTCAAGTGGACCTACATCTCAAGGCGGGAGGTTCCTACTATGTCTGGCACCCCGACATTCACGCATGGGAGTTTGCAAACTGCATCAGAGAGTTGGGATGGAAACAGGCGCGGCCTCCTTTGATCGTCTGGGCTAAAGATCAATTTGTTTTCGGGCGAGGCGATTATCACTCACAAACGGAATCCTGCCTTTACGGATGGCGAGGCGGCGCGGGCCACTTGAAGCTAAAGGATCGTTCGCAGAGTAATCTATGGAGCTTTCCCAGACCTCACTCCTCCGAAGGACACCCGACGATCAAGCCACTTGGGATGTTTGTAAGATCCATTGAAAATAGCTCAAGGCCAAAAGAGATCGCACTCGACCCGTTTCTCGGCAGCGGCACGACGCTGGTCGCCGCCGAGCAACTGGACCGACGCTGCTACGGCCTCGAGTTATCGCCCGCCTACTGCGACGTCATCGTCGCCCGGTGGGAGACGCTAACCGGAGAAAAGGCGGTCAGATGGGCAGACTGATCCTGCGAAACAGGCACCGCTTACTCTGCGGCGACTCGACCAAGGCCGAGGACGTCGAGCGACTTATGGACGGCGAGACGGCAGACCTCTGCCTTACCGACCCCCCATACGGATTAGGCAATACCGACTCAGATAAGAATAACTATATAGAATATGAGGACACGTTGGACAATCTTCGCGAACTGATTGCGCGGTTTGTTCCGCTGGCTATCAAGTGGGCGAGGTGCGTTGTTCTGACACCGGGAAATACAAATCACCGCTTGTACCCAGACCCGACCTGGACAATGGCTTGGTTTGTTCCTGCGGGCAGCGGGTGCGGGCCTTGGGGGTTCTGTTGCTGGCAACCGATTCTCTGCTACGGCAAAGACCCCAAACTCGCAAAGGGAAAAGGAAGCCACCCCGACGCAATCGTTCACACCGAATCCTCGGAGGAGTTCGGGCATCCCTGCACAAAGCCAATCAACTTCTGGTGCTGGCTTACTAAACGAACGAGCGAAGAATTTGCACTAATTCTCGACCCGTTTCTCGGCAGCGGCACGACGCTGGTCGCCGCCGAGCAACTGGACCGACGCTGCTACGGCCTCGAGTTATCGCCCGCCTATTGCGACGTCATCGTCGCCCGGTGGGAGACGCTAACCGGAGAGAAGGCGGTACGTTTTGGCGAGTAAAGCAACGCAAGCAACGCCTAAAAAGCGCCACCGCTGGACGGACGACGAACTTATCGCGGGGCTGAAATCCGCTGGCGGTATGGTTCACCTCGCCGCCCGCCAGCTAGGATGCGCCCCGAGCGTGATCTATCGGCGACTGAAACAGTCGGCCAGGCTGCGCGAGGTTCTGGACGATCAGCGCGAGGAGTTCCTCGATATTGCCGAGGCATCGCTAAAGCGGAAGGTGATCGAGGGCGACGGGTGGGCGGTCTGCTTCACGCTGAAAACGCTCGGCAAGGCTCGCGGATACGTCGAGCGCCGCGAGGTTACGGGCGCAGACGGCGAGCGGCTTATCCCACGCGATACGCTGACCGGGGCCATGGAACGGGCGCAGAAGCTCGCCGAGAAACGACGAAAAGCCCGCGATGGCTCGAGCGGCTAGGTCGCCGGTCAAGGAGGCCGACCTCGCCGAGATCCTCGCCGACCCGGTAGTCTTTGCAGAGTTCCTCGGCGCAGACCTCTGGACCGGACAGAACGCCATCCTCGACGCCTTGGCGAGCCACGAGCGGGTCGCGGTCAAGGCCGCGCACTCGGTCGGCAAGACGAGGACCGCCGCCTGCGCCGCGCTCTGGTGGGCGCACTCGCGACCGGACGCCACCGTTCTGGTCATCGCGCCAACATGGGCGCAGGCCAAGAACGTCGATATCCCCGAGATCCGTCGACTGATTCGCGACTCGAAAGTTCTCGATATGTTCGCCAAAGCCCTACCCGTCGAAGAGTTCGAGACGGTGCTGAAGTTCGGCGGCGAGGCCACTATCCGCGCCATGTCGACCGACGACCCGAGNCGAATACAGGGCTACCATGGCTCGGTNCTTTTGATCCTCGACGAGGTGGCAGGCATCCGGCCNGANCTCTTCGANGCTTTCGAGGGCATCCGCGCAGGCGGCGCGGGAACGGTGCGCATCCTCGCGCTCGGGAACCCGACGACCGCGTCGGGCGTCTTTAACGATATGTTCGCGCCGCGATCCGGGTGGGAGCAACTGACGATCTCCGCTTTCGATACCCCGAACCTCGAGGGCGTCTCGCTCGAGCGCCTGCTGGAGATGGACGACGACGAACTGGCCGACAACCCGCGACCGTACCTGACGACCCGCAGTTTCGTGCGCGAGAAGTATCGCGAGTGGGGGCCGGACTCGCCAGCCTGGGCCTCGCGTATCGTGGGCGAGTTCCCCGAGCAGTCGAGTGCCGCACTCTACTCGGCGGGATGGCTGGAGTCGGCTCGCGCTCCGGTAGAGTCTACCGACGCCGTCGTCGTCGCAGGTCTGGACGTCGCAGGACCGGGCGAGGACGAGACGGTGCTGGCGGTGCGCCGGGGCCAGAACCTCGAGACGCTGGAGATATTCCGCGAGGCCGACCCGCGTGGCCGGGTGCTGGCCGCGCTCGAACGCTACCGCCACGAACTCGAGACGGTGCGGGTCGATGTGGTCGGGATCGGCTACAACTTCGCGCTGCATCTACAGGACCACGACATTCCAGTCGTCATGGCTAACGTCGGAGAAGGTCCGACCCGGCTCGACCGACACAAATACAAGAACCTCCGAGCCGAGGCATACTGGTCCGTTCGCGAGCAACTGGCCGAGGGTCTGATTGGCGGGCTGGAGGACGACGAACTTCGCGACCAGATGCGCGGCATCGCTTACGAGTACGACAGCGCGGGCCGTCTGGTGATCGAGTCGAAGGAGAAAACCCGGAAGCGTGGCGTCCCGTCTCCTGACCGCGCCGACGCGATCGTACTGGCGTTCGCGGCGGTGCCACGATGGGAGAACGCCAGCGGCGGCAAGGGGATGCACCTAAAGTTTTAGCGGGCTAGACTCCCGGCATGGAAATCTCCGAGACGGTTATCTGGCTCCCTGCGCCAGAATTTCACGACCAGGCGGCGGCACTCGGCCTGCTCACCGGCGGGCGACTCGAGTACGAGCAGCGCGTGGCGACGGCGCGGGCCGCTATCGAGGGCGACGAAAAGGACCACGACCTCGAGGCGCTCCGCCGGGCGATGGGTAGCAAGACGTACTGCGCGCTCTCGCAGGAGGAGCGTCGCGCTCTGATCAAGGCCTCGCCGAAGAGGGATGGCCGCATCCGCCTGGCGATCGATCCACGCCATGTTCACTTCGACGACAGCCTCGCCCAGCTCGGGTTCATCAGCGATCTACCGGGCACAGGCAGCAAGAAGACCGCCACACCCGGCTCGAAGGCGCACGCCGAGAACATGCAGCACTCGCGCAAGATCTCCGAACGCCTGCTCAAGCTCGCTCGGGAACTCGGGCTCGCAAATCCTATCCAGAAGATTAGCGCCGGGCGCTAACTTCACGGACAGGATTTGCGCTGTCCAGTCCGCCCTGGGGAGGGGGGAGTAGAACCGAAAAGGACCCCGGCGTAGCGGCCCAACTCCACCTTTGAATCCCCCCTCCCTGCAAACCGCAGAGTGACCTCCATAGCGCCCACGGATGATCCGCGGGCCAGACGGAGGTCATGATGAAAGCTCAGCCCAAAGACGTTCGCTGCAAATCCTGCGGCATCCTGTTGGCCAAGATTGACGACGCGGGTCTCACGATCCGCCGCCGCGATGCTGGTCGTAAAACTCTGGCTCGAAAATCGGGCTATCCTCGATATCTGCCTCGTCGTTCTGCTCGGAATAAATCGCGAGCGCCTGTCGAAATTTGTCGTATTTGATCGGGTCCATTTTCGTCTCTCCTTGGTTTCGTGGGCCTAGTTGGTGGAGGTTGTGAGCTTCCGAACTTCCTCGATCGTCTCGGCGTACTCGCGTCGAGCGGCGCGGGTCCGGGGGTCGTTATTTCCCCAGCGAGCCTCGGCTACGCTCAAGGCGCGAATCGCGTCGATCCGTCTGTTTTTCGCTTCCTGCGTTTCGGCTTCGTTTTTCGATGCGTTGTTCATGTATGTAGAAATAGACGTATAACTAACGAATTGCAAGCACCCCTAACGAAAAAGACTAAAAACCCCCGTCTTCGTTGCCTTTTATTTTCTCCGGCACCGTCTATTTATAAAACTACTTGCAAATAGCGTCGAATCCGGCAACGCTGACGCATGGAAAAAAATTCCGAAATAGAAGCCCTGAACCAGATCCAGAACCGACTCGCCGATGCGGGCCACCAGTCCCGCCTGCTCGGCGGCACGATATTCGTCGAGTTACCGGGGCCGCGCACGAGCCTCGGCATCTCGGCGCTCGAACCTCTCGAGGGATACCTCGCGAGCTTCCACGCGCCGAGTCGACGCGGGTCGGTCGCGTTCCGCTCCACCGACCTCGACGGCATCGTCGACCAGGCGCTCGCGTTCCTGCTCGCTGCGCGACTCCTCGGCCAGTCGCAAACGACCGAGCCGCTCGCTCGCGCTATCTAGCGCAGCCCGACCTGCGCCCGCCGACGGTCGGACGTAACGCTCGGACGTCTGGGTTTTCGCGTGGCCGAGGATTGCCGAGATCGTCGCGAGTCCCACGTTCGCCTCGCCGAGCGATTGCCCGAGCGCGTGGCGCAGATCGTGGACGCGCAGCCGACCGAGCGGCCTGCCTGCCGAGTCGTTGCCGAGGTCGTCGAGATCGGCCTCCGCGACCAGGCGCGGCCACATTCGGCGCAGGACGCTCTCGTGGCGTGGCCCGTTTCCNTCTCGCCGGGGGAAGATCCACGCCGACCTCCTCGGCAGTTCGTCGAGGACCGCCAACGCTCGAGCCGAGAGCGGCAAAACGTGTTCGCTCTTTTGTTTGAGGTGCGCCGCCGGAACGACCAGCACCGGGAACCCGTCGGCGTCTGCCTCGATCCAGTCCCACCGCGCCGCGAGTAACGCGCATTTCCGCTGGCCCGTCTCGAGCAGGAGGTGGAGATACCCGCGCCAGATTTCATCCGGCAGCACCCCGCCCTCGCGATCGACCGCCGCCACGAATCGCGCCCGCTGGCGCAGCGAGAGGACGATCTCGCGCTCGAACTCCTCGAGTCTCGACACTCGACTCGCCGGGTTCCGGCCCTCGTACAGTCCGACCTCGGGATTCGATGCCCATCCCACCAGCGAGGACGCGAGCGCGAGCGTCCGGTTCGCCGCGTACCTGCCGCGTACCTCGCCGATCTCGTCGCGCAGCGCCGCGAACTCGAGCGGTCGAATCCTCGCGACCTGCCGCCGCGCCAGTACCGCCAGCCCTCGCCGCCATAGCGACCGGGCGTTTTTCTGCGACGACGGCGAGAGCGTCGGGAGGTGCCGCGCCTGGTAGGCATCCCAGAGCTCGCCGAAGGTGACGCCCGCCGCCTGCTGATAACTCGCCTCGTCGCGAGGATCGCGCCCGCGCTCGACGATAGCCCGCATCTCGAACGCCTCGGCCCGCGCTTTCGATAGCGAGCCGGTCGTCTGGAGCGCCATCGCCCCGGCCTCGCCTGCCCGCATCCATCGGAACTGGTACGAGCGCCGACCGCGTGGCGTGACGCGCACCCGCAGCCCTTGGACCTCGGAGTCGGATCGCGAAACCTTGCGCCCCGTCCTCTCGGCCTCCCGCCGCATCCTCTCCACCTCTGCCTCGTTCAGTCTCGCCACGCTCGACCCATTACAAGGATTCGCGTAGTGGGTCCAAAACGGGTCCAAAAAAAAGCCAAATTCGAGCCAGAGAATCGGCGACCAGGCGAGACGGGCCAACGTGGGAAAAAGAAAAACCCCCGGAAAACCCCTGCAAATAAAGGGTCTACCGGAGGCTTTTCAAACGCGCCCTGAGAGATTCGAACTCCCGGCCTTCTGATCCGTAGTCAGACGCTCTATCCAGCTGAGCTAAGGGAAACCGG